TGTGACCTGTTTTCATTGATTCCCCCGAATCGTTTAGAAGTGTAAGAGTGTCCAAGTCGGGGGCCTTGAACACTCTTACACAATTTAGTTTCCTTCTATTGATTAGAAGCTTGGTGTGGTTAAACCAGTTCCTGAGATGATTGTGTTGGCTGTTGGGTAACGACCAGCAGAAAATGCTGCGTATCCATAGACAACAGTTTTGATTGTGAGGTTTCCTGCACCTGTTGCATCATAGCGAAGGGTGAATGGAGAACCTGCTTGCTCCCAAAGGTGACATTCACCTGCGGTAACAACATAGATTTCATCTTGGTTTGTGCTTGAGCCATAGGTTGTGAGAATGCTGGCATCGGTAATGATAGGCAAGCCCATCATCTGATAACCAGAGTTTCCGTAAATGGCTGCGCCTGCGCCTGTTGCAACTGCGTTTGTTGGGCCATTAGCAGCAGGAACAACAAGTGGTCTGTTCGAGCCGTCAATGCCTGCAAGCAAGAATGCTAGACGGCGTGGGTGCATTAGGAAGTGAGTTGGTTGCACAAATGAGTTTGTCTGAATTTTCTGAACGGCATCAGCAAGTTTTGGATACAGAAGGGCAACTGTTGGTGCAGTAGTTGTGAAAGTGACAGTGTTGCCACCTGCATTGCGTAGTCCTTCAATTGTTCCTGCGGTTCCTGCGCCATTAATGATTTGATTGTCAAGTGTGGTGTGCCAAGAACGGATAAGGTCTTGAGCAACGAACGCATCAATTCCTGTTCCTCTTTCGATCGCCTGTCGGGATAAATCCTGTTGTCCGGCTATCGTTCTGACATTTATTGTAAGTAGTGTATCGTCAACATCAGTTTCGCTAACTGCATCGTTCTGTGTTACCTGAACAGCAGTGCTTGATCCTGTGGTCATTCTTGAGATATTCAAGGTCATTCCGGCAGGTGGCAATGTGTGCTTAGCTGTTGCAAAGTCTGCGAACGGGCGACCTGCGCGAGCAAGTGGCGCTGCAAACTCTGTGAGATATTGAGGAATTACTAGACCCTCAAACTGAGCTGTTCCAACATCGCGGCGCTCGATTGACTCTTCGCGCTGATGGCGAGCAAGTCTTTCCTGAGCTGCGTAGTCAGATTTGAATTGTGCGTTGTAAGCATCCTTGAAGAAAGAAGAATCTGACTCAGGTGCGTATGTGCGAACTTCTTTTGTTACCTTGAAACCGCCGACCTTTGGGGTTGCGATTTCTGCTACTGCCTCACGAGCTTCAGAAGCCTTGCGGTCTGCTGTTGCTTGTGCGGAGAGCTTTTCAATTTTCTCGTCAAGAGAACGGGATTCAGATACGAGAGCATCAACCTTGGTTGTTTCCTCTGCGGTGAGATCAGTGCGATTCTCTGAAGCTACTGCCTCAAGAACTGCATCCATCTCAGCCTTCACTGCATCACGGCGCTCGACTACTTTGTCAAGATATGACATTGTATTTTTGCTCCTTATGATTGGTTTTTAGAGGTGGTGGCCAAGAAACTTGCGGCGCTTCTAGGGTGCAAGGTTGGCTCCGACTTCAATCTGCTCTTGTGAGCAGAAACTTATTTTCTTGAACTGATAATTGCTTGGGCGAGGCGCAGGGAAATCTTGCGACCTGCTTCTTCACTTGGTTCAGGTAGTGGGTCAATGGCGCGAAGCTCTGATGCCTTATGACCGACAAGGGTGTCGGTTGCAACATAGCCATCACGGAGTTCTCGATAGAGGCGAATTAAGACCGCAGGATCGCCTTCTTCTGCCGTAATTGTGAAACTTGAGCCAGGAACATTGATACTTCCTTCTCTCTCCACGCGCACAATCTTGCCGCGAGCAGTTCCACCCGATGAATCCCATTCGACAAAATCGCCGACAACATCAACGGCGCGCTTCTTGTCATCTTCGTCTTCATCCATTTCATAGTCCTCACCATATTGGCGGTCATTCATTAAGGTATCAAAAACTCCAAGAGCCTTCATAATGTATTCGTGACCCTCGCTCATATCATTGAAGATTGATTGCAAGACTGACATCGTTGCTTCGTCAATGTCGCGGCCTTCTTTGAGTGCCTTCATTGCTTGCCTAATGTGGTCACGGGCCTCAACTGTCGTTGTTGGATAGGCAGGATAAGTCACGACAGAGATGTCGCCATCTGACAAAGAAACCTCGGTCAAGACTCTGCGGCTTCGGTCATCATTCCATCTTTGACGGATAACACGGAAGGCGAAAGACATTTGGTCAACATCTCCGCGCTTGACGAGTTCATAGATGTCGCGCCCTTCTTGAGTGTCGGCAAGGTCTGCTTCAAAGCGCAATCCTCGGTCATCTTCATAAAGTTTTAGGGTGTCATTCTTTGTGCGAGCTACTGGCAAACCTTCGTGATTGATTAACATTCTCACATCAGGAGTTTCGCTCAAGGTCTTTCTAAAAGCGCCCGCAGCAATGCTTTCCTTGAAGGGAAGAGGAACGCTTGAGTCACCAAAGACTGCTGCATATCCTGCGAGGCGCATCCCTGAATCATCTGCTCGCGCTTCTACATCTTTCACACTATAAGTGCGGCGTTCAATTTTCTTTGCCATTTTGCTCCTTGAATCGGCTTCTGCATTGAGGGCATCAATCTTGCGTTGCGCCCAATTTTGCGCTCTATCACTGAAGTTGGAATCTCCGCCCCAAATCAGCCAAGCCACTAGACCTGCGCCTGGATATTGAGGATCGGATGAGTCTTTGTTCTTTGGCGCTTGGCCGTCAACTTTATGACGAGCAAACCAAGGTGCCATCTTGCGAACTTTGTTTTCCGAAATCCGACCTGCTGCCATCTCTCGCGCTTCGCGCTTTGCAGTGTCGGTCAGACCATCTCCCCCAAAACCTTCTCGAACTAACTTCAAACCGCGCTCTGCGTTTGCGCGAATGAATGCGGGAACTGTCAAATCTACTTGACGAACTTCTCCACCAGGCTCAATGCCTTCTGAAATACTGACTGCGACCATTTGTTCAATGGCATCTTCCTTGGAATCGTGGCAACCGATTGTCGTGTAAGAGCCATCAGGCTCTTGCTTGACTGTCGCCCATCCTTGGCAATCGCTTTGCTTGTCAGAAATTAGATATGGCATAGGTTCCTAAATTAGAAGCAGAACTTCTGAATCATCTTCTACAATGGAGAAGGCAATCTCCGACATCGCACTTGCGGTGACTGCGCCGAGGCTTGCCACTGCTTGCGCAAGAATTGTGGAGATTGGCACTTCTTGAGGTGGAATAGGAATTGGAAAATTAGGTTGAACGAAGCCGTAACTTGATTCGGGAACGCTCTCTGACTCAGGTTGCGTGTTTGCATTAGCAGAGAGGCCACCAAGGTTTGATTCCATAGTAACGAGGTGCGTGACTAATGAACTTCCGCTTGATGATATGCCACCAAGGTCTGAATCAGCCGAAACTATAATGACAGGGCCAAGAAGGTCTGTGTCTAGTATTCCAAAATCAAGAAGGAATTGAGCTGCCATCTTATGAAGCCAAAGTCAATGAGGCGGTTAAAGCACCGCTTGAGATTGTGTAAGTATCACCTGCAACATAAGCATTGCCAGTGATAGTGCCACTAAATAAGAAATTGCCAGCAGTAAGATTATCCCAAGCAGAAAAATGGGTAGCATCTTGAGAACCCGCAATGTTTGTCCAAGTGATGTCGGCATCAGATGCAATTGCACCTGCCGAGGCAGATGAGAAAGTTGCTTCTTTGCGAGTTGTTTCAGTAGCAGCATTGGCAGTTGCATTCGCTCCTGGCTCGCCTGTGTGAAGTTTGATATACACATTCGCAGCCGAATAAGACACGGCATTTGCAACGGCATCAAGGAATTTGTTTGCTAGATAAGAGCTAAGACCTGTTGCCATTACTCATCCCCCTCAATGAACTCTTCAATGACTTCTGAGATTCTTCCTTCGCCATCGCGGATGACTTTCTTTCTAACCTTGCGCCGGTCAATTTGATTTGTGACCTCAACAGTTGGCGAGGCAACATTGACAGTTGGCGATTCAACGCGAATCTCAGGTGACTCAAGCATCACCATTGCAGGCTCGATGTTGACATTTGGTGCTGCAACATTGACGACAGGTTCAGGAACATTGATTGTTGTTCCTTGGTTGCGAGCATCTCTGACATCGTATGCAGCAGCAGGATCACCAGGGTCAATTTGAGAGATAGGTTGGAGCTGAGAACTTGGAACGCCTGTGTGTGCGATAGGAACCATCTCAACCGCCTTCAAGACTTCTTCAGGGTCAAAGCCAACCTGAACCAACTTGCTCACAATGTCAGCTCGTAGATTTAGGCCAACATCCTTGGCATCGGCTGCATCAATGTTCTGCAATGGAACGCGGAACTGATCGCCTGCTTCGCCTATTGGTGCAAGGTCTTCGACAGAGCGAACATCGTTCAACGATAAGAAACCTTCACGAAGACCTTTTGTATAAGCATCATAACGCTCGATTGTTGTGCCACGAAGCAGAGCATCAAGGTTGAACTTGATAAATCCATCAGGCTCAGGCAACAAATTAGAGAAGCTCTGTTCTAGGCGCTCAAGTAAAGGGCGCAAACTGTGTTGAACGAATGAAAGATTCTGCGCTTCAACAGATGCAAACGACATTGCGCCAGCAACAGGATGACCAAGAAGTGAGATAGGGCAACGGAATAATCTTGCGATTTCCTCGACCCCGAATCTCCGCGAGTCTAGGAGCTGCGCATCTTGGGCGTTTAATGTCAAAGGTTTGAAAATTGCTCCGCCTGAAAGAATGCCAATCTTGCCTGCGCGATAAGGGCCTGTGTGAGTTATGTTCCAATCACGGCTGATGTCTTGTGCTTGCTCTTGCGTAAGTTCGCCGGCAACTTCAATGACACCGCCAGGGTTGGCAGCGTTGCCAAAGTAAGCAGCAGCATAAGTTTCTGCTGCCATTGCGCCACCTATTGCAAGGCGACAAGCTGCGACAGGGCCTAGACCATAATACGATCCTGGAAGTCTAAACATTGGGATATGCAGAATTTCTCTGCCTGTGAGAATCTCAGTTCTGACTTCGCCTTCTTCACGAATTGTTATCTCATAAACCAAAGGCTCATTCGGCCCTAGTCTGCGAATGCGAACCTCATTTGGGTTCAAGCAATAAAGCTCAAAGACTTCATCGTTCTCATCGCGCACTGTCAGGATGTATGCGTTGCCGTGGAGATTGAGTGAGGCCAAGACCTGCTCAAAGAACTCAATGCGTGAGGCTTCAGGATTTGGTCTATTAACCCAAACAGGAGTTTCGCCATAAACGGCTGCGTAAGAAATGCGGTTGCGACCTCTGCGCACATAAGCGCCAAGAGGCAGTGATGAGATTGTGTCGCCAAGCAAACGAACACAAGCATAAACGGCTGACATTCTGATTGCAGAATCAGGTGTGACATCGACTCCTGACGGAGCCATAAAAGCAGGGCGACCAGGGATGATTGGCTCTACATACTGAGAATTATTGTTTCGTTGCTCGCTTGATTTGCGAATGCGATTGGATATTCCCATCAGTTAGCC